CTTGCAAAGTAGCAACTAAAGTACCTGTGAAAGTAGCCTTAGCAACAACCACGATCTCCATAGTCTCGCCAGCGCCGATATCTCTAGCAGATCCTAAGTCGATAACATTTGTAGATGCAGCCGTACCAGTTACGACTTGCGCGTTTGAAAATTCTAATTCTTTATCTAATATCATTTTATACTCCTATGTTCTTTCTTTTCTTCTTATTAAGAAACTTGTGCTTCTGTTTCGATGATAGCATCTTCTATTTTAACAGGGATTCCACGGAATGAGTAAACAGCTTTACCGTCTACGTTCGCATAATCTAATCCGCCGCCAGCAATAACATCATCTCTACGTTGTAAATCTAAATATTGGAAAGCTGTTCTGTTCATATAAAACACGCATTTTCCCATATTTTTGTTAGGGATTCTGTGAACCGCTTTAATCATAAGATTAGTTAAGTCCGCAGGGGATGAATTGTTCGTTAAATTTGGAACGTCGATGTTGCAAATACGAACAGCATAACGCCAGTCTTTCAACGCGATACCCATGTCCCAAGAAAACTTATCCTTGTAAACTTCTAATTGAGCGCCAGTCACGCCGCCAGCATTTTGCTCAATTTGCAAACCATGGTCGATATGATCAAGACCTGCTTTAGATCCTTTAGGGTAGATACCGTGTACAGTTTGCTCACCCCAGCAGATCAACCAGATAGATGTTTGATCAGATCCAGTTCCAGCTCCCGAGATAATATTTTGAGCATTTGCAGCAGATAAAGAAGAGTAACGAATAGCTAAACCGTTAAATTCTTCTGGAGCCGTTGAGCTGTTTCCATAGAACATAGTTTGAGCAGCTTCTTGTTTCATCGCTTCGATGAATGCTTTGGCTTCTGACAAACGGTATTCTTTTTCGTTTCCAGACATTTTAGCAAGCTTAACATCGCATACTGACCAAGCTTCCAACATCCCCATACCTTCTTTGATTTGAGCAGTTGTTGATTTACTTGGCTGTACTCCAGCATTTAATAAACGCCAGTAAACAGTCGGTAGACCAGTTCTTACTGTTGTAGTGTGTGAAGTTAATTCATTAGCTTCTTTAAAAGGAATATCGTCTAAAATACCATTATCTTGTGAAAGTAATTCAGCAATCTTAGCGATTTTTCCATTTGGATCAAGACGTTTTGCAACATCTAATAAAGTGTTTTTTGTAGCATTTAGTGTAGCCATTTTTTTAATACCTTTCTAGTTAATAAAAATATTCATAGTCCTGACGATTTTCAGGAGCTGCGTTTTTTGGATTACTGACAAGCTTATCGTTTTCCAGATCCAACCCGACACGGTATAAAAATCTTAATAGCAAAGGATGGCTTCCCAGCCCTGTTTTAGCTAATAGATCATTAAACTCTTTATCGTAATGGGCCACAGTTAGTTCGGCCAATTTGATCGCGCGATCAAATTTTTCTCCGCCTATCTCTGGATCATTCTTAGCTGCATCTTTCCATTGTTCGATTGCATTTGCCAGATTCTTTTTTGTTCCATCTTCGAACTTCTGTTTTTCAGAAAGTTTAATATCTAAAATTTTTTGTGCAGCTTGCTGAGAAATGTTATTTTCCTTAGCGAACTCCACCACCTCTTTTAGATCTTCTTCTGTCAACCCCTCTATAAGTTCTAACTTAAATTCTCCTTCTTCTGATTTCTCTTCTGAAGGCTTAGAATCTTGTTCCTGAAGTTGTTCTCCTTCTGCTTCTGCCTTGTTCTCGACTTGTTTGTTTTCTGCTTCTGAATTGTTTTGCTCTTGTTCATTCGCGAATATGACATCGGCATCACTCTTCTCAGCTGAGACTTGTTCTGTAGTTGTAGTTGTTTCTTGTGCTACTTCACTCATCTATTGAATCCTTTCTGTTTCTTTCTTTGTAAACCTTAATTTGTTCTTTAAGATTTTTTGTTTCTTTCATCATTAGCAGATAGGCCTCAGAGTCAACCTCGGCAATGTCGGCAAGAATCTTAAGTCCAGCCGATCTTATTCCCTCACGAAAAAAAGTCTCACTAGAACCAGTCATGCTCGTTCTATATAACCCACAGAAGTCCAGAAGATCGTGCAAATATCTTCTGCCTTGATGAGTGGATAATATATGTTTTAAATCTTCTGCTAATATTTTTTTATAATCCATTAGTTAAACCATTTGCTATTTGAGTTAATGCGCTATCGTCTGAAATGGTTGCCGAAGCCAAATCTTTAACAGCTCTAGAACCTTGAATGATTTGCTGTTGTCGTTGAGCCGCTTGTTGAGCTTGCATTCTACCATCTCGAACAGCGCTAACTTCTTCTGCAGTTCTCAAGATCTTAGTCGGAATACTTGTCAAATCCGCATAAGTATCAACCAATGAATCAGCGTTAACCTTATCAATAACCTCTGGAGATATCGCAGCCACTTGACTCACAAACCCTGAGAATCTCTCAACAGCCCCAATTCCTACCATTTTCTGAGCTTGAGCCATAATAGATATATATTCTATTTTCATATCAACGCCTTGAATTTCTGGAGGAGGAGGAGGTAATAATTTTTGTTTGTTCATTATGTTAAAACAAATATCAATCAATGGATCTAATAAATCTTGATTTAATTGTTCTAACACCGGACCAAGAGCTAAAAGTTTTTCTTCATGTCTTTCGTCAATTTCTCTAGCTGTGATTTGCCGTCTATCGCTAGATGCCAACATCAAAAACAAATCTTCGAAAAACGCTCTTTGTATTCTGTTTCTGCACTGAGCTTGCTTCTGCTCCAACTCTGTTATTCTAAAATTAATATCGTAAACGGATCTAATTCCTTGCATTCCTTCGCGCACGTCTACGTAGCTAATATCTCCAGGAGTTAAATTCACTCTAGAGTTTCTCATAGATGTCGGCGCAGTCAGAGGAGGATTCACCATTTTATCAACAGCCTGTAAACTTCTCTTTTCACCTAGCTGTAATTGTTTAACATCTCCCAAAGCTTCCATTCCAGGGCAAGAAGTTCCGTAAACATCTTCGCCATTTATCTCCCATCTAGGACATAAGATAGGAAAATACTCATAACCAGACTCTCTTAAAAAAGAATCTCTTTCGTTCGGACTAGAGTTTTCATAGTAACAGCTTGCGTACTTTTTAAATTTAGGTAACGCGCTTCTAGGATTATATAATTCATTAGGTCTAATCATGTGAGTGATTTCAAACCACTGTTCGAAATGCCCATTTTCGTAAGCATCTTTAACTGATTGAGTGAACACACTCCAATCAATTTGTCTTGGGTTGTTAGGATTTCTAAGGCCAAACTTCTCAACTAATTGTCGAGCTGTCATTTTAAAAACACGATTAAAAGTATCTACTTTTAAATTAGAGTTTTGAGCCACAGAATAAGTTCCAATTTGAAAAGGAACAAAGTTAAATATATTTCCATTTGGATCTTCGTCGATTGCCATAGATCCAGTTCCAAACAAACCCATATCACCATAAACAATAGGCAAAACATTATAAAGATTAGATCTTAAGAATGCAGTATTCATTCTACTTGTAACGGCGTCTAGCCATTGCCTAACAACTCCGTACTCAGACAATTCGGGATCAGAAAGAGTTAGTTTAAACCAAGGTCGCGCAGGGCTTGTCACGCCGCTCATCATGCCTGATCTTAAGGTTCTCAAGCTCATTGTAGCTGTTGAGTCGATTATATTCTGATTTCTTTTATCGCCTTCATTAACTTCAGTCGTTCTAATTTTAGATCGACGTGGAGCTATGTAATCAGATAATTCTTGCCAGTGAGTTAAAAAGGACGTTCGTTCTGATTCTAATTGTGTTTGAATTAAATCAAACATCTTTCGTCTAGATAAGTCCATTATTCTCCCAACAATGTTTTGTAGCGATTACCTGAATTTGCAGCTAATCCAGCTGAACCTAAAACAGATCCTTCACGGCCACCAGCATTTGCAGCTGAAGCACGCTTTTTAATTTCTTCTGCTTTAGAGGCGTACTGACTCTTTTTTATTTCGTCTTGAGTAGCGCGAACAGTTTCAGCTTCTTTAGCGGCAGCTTCTTGCCTCTTGCCGTAATCTTCCCTATCTCTTTTGCCTCTGCGTATGCGCTCAGAGAACCCTGATGTTAATGTATCGACAAGCCCTTCTCCTAATATATTAGTCGTCTGCTCGAGCACGTTACCGCCAGAACCACCCATATTTATATCTCCATTAAATAAGTTTTTTCTTTATGCTTGAATCCCATTTTCTCTAGAGATCCATCTTTTATTTTTGCATCTACATTAACGTCTAACCAGATCCAATCACAGTTATCTTTTCCAAATTTAACAAAAGTATTCAACAGAGTTGAACCAGCTCTTGTTTTTCTAAATTCTTTTTTAACCCACCATAAAAGCATGGTTAGCTTTTTTATTTTAGGATTAAAAAAATGTTTAGTAACTGTTCCCAATATAAATCCAGTCTTTATATAATCATCTGTTTCAGAAATTAAAACCAGTTGATGATCTATTAATTGCCTTAATCCATCAGATCTGTACGCGTCGTCGTCCCCAAATAAACTATACTTAGTTCCATAATATTCGTCAGCAATGCTTAACTCAGTCTTAATAAAATCAATATCTAATGGAGTAGCTCTTCTAACGCGCATGATTAATGGTTCAATAAAAAATAGACTTATGCAAGTTAAAATCTTTTAGGATCTAAAGGGTCATAATCAATAGCAGCCTTTTGGCTTGCTTGCGTTTCGTTTCTATATAGCAGCCCAAACTCTCCAACCCCTGTTGGCATATCGACATCAGAAAACGTAAGAGCTAAGGCATCAGCTCTATCAGGAGAAAATCCTAAGCTGTCTTTAATTTCTTCTTTTGATTGCAATATGATCTTAGAGTTTTTGAAGTAATATTCAGGAGCTACTAACTCTTTTAATAAATCCTCATCATAAGGAATAGCTCCGCCTCGTTTAATCCACTCAGCCATTCTAAACCACATTTCAGCACGCTTATTGTAATATCTTGGATCAGAAGGCTTGCCAGAAAAATGAATCTCTTGTGGCGTATGTCCGCGCTGCATCATGTAATCGATAACCCCGCCTCCAAAGCCACCAGTTCCATCCACGTATTCAACTTCTGATTGCCACTTTGCTTTAGATAGCAACACTCTCTCCGCAACATCTTGAGTTCTAGCATTTCTCATTTGTACATATTTAAATGCCATCAACCCCTGTCTTGGAAATATAATAGTAGAATCATCTCCGAATCTTGCGACGTCTATCCCTAATCTTTTCTGAGAGAACGCGTAATCTTCTTTATTAATTTTTCTACCCATAGCTGCGCGAACTTCTTCGTAACCCAATAACGTACTTAAACTTGTAGGAGGAAACTCCCCAAACACGTTAATTAAAACCCAAGGATTATCTCGACCATATTTTTCAATCTGCTGCCTAGCCCATTCTATACTAACCCTAGGCGTTCTATTTGGGTTTTCAGGGTCCGCTGATATCTCAATGACATACCAATTTCTTCTATCTTTAGTGCTAGCCTCGTAGAGAGGTCCTGATAAATGCGTAGGGTTTCCAGCCTGAATAAGTTTACATTCTATACCAGTCGATAACGCAGCCTCAGCGGCAGCCATAACGCTGGAAGGGATACCGCCCGACTCATCTAATATAAACATAATATAATCGGCATGAAGCCCAGCTAAAGTATTCGCCTGCTGATCATCAGATGCTGATTTAGACCATGCTCTCGCTGACATAAACCACGTTTCTGGAGCTGCTTTATTAAAGATCCTAGTCTTAGTCCATTCAAAATTATTCTTTAAAAAATCAGATTTATGCTGCCATTTAGCCATCTCTGACCATAATCCATCGGCAAGATTATCCCACGAAATAGATGTTGCCGCTATCTTAGGATGTGGCCTAGTAGATAAAAACCACCACGCAATCCATGCTAAGGTTGCTGTCTTACCTGGTCCCTTACACGCTTTTAATGCGAGCCTTTGGTTTTTAACGGCTGCTATCAGAGCTTCCTTTTGCCATTCATCAGGTTCAATCTTAAATTGATCCCTGACAAATTTAATAGGATCTATCTGATATCTAGCCATGCCTAAAGCATAAGTTTCAAAATCCATCTTAAACGTTGGTTTTTTCTCTTAGCTCCATGATAGTTTCTTCAAGCTTCTTAGTCTGTGGATTGATTCCAATAGTCGGAAGCCATCTCATCACATTCACAACGTGCTTTGCAAGCTTACCCATAAAAGCATCATCTGTTTTGTTTGGAGTTAATCGAACAATAACAGTGGCCGCTAAGGTTATGGTCGTCAAAACTAACGATGCGACTTGAATATAATCTGGGACCTTGGCTAAAAATTCTTGCATAATTATGCTCCTTTTGTTTTTACAAACCTGCTGGAATTAGATTGGTATTTTTCTTAATTGATTCCAATTCTAATTGCGTATTGCTAGGTAAATTATCTGTTTTTGTTTTAATTGCTGCAATGTCCGAGTTACTTGGGACTGTATATCCAGACGTTGCGAGACGAGTTGATGTAGCCACATCTATTCTTCCAAGCTCGGTAGCAAGCTCTGATCTAATTGCTGTAGCGTTTTGAGCAGCCGTTGGAATCGTTGTTGTTAAAGTTCTAGTTGCGTGCGACCAAACATCAGCAGCAGTTAAAGATCCGCCACCACCACCCGAAGGCGCTTGCTCAAGGGCCTTAGTTGTAAAT